AAATACTCAGCAAAGCAGCAGCACAAAGCGACGGCGGTAATCTCGGCTACGCAATGGCTGATGCTGTGAAGGTTATTGATGGGGCTATTGCGGCATTTGGTGCTGAGCCTGTGGCGTACATCTTCAAGCATCCGGCAGGTAGGCTGTTCTGGGCGCTGACTGATGAGGGCAACAAAGAGCAAAGCGACGTCATGCCGGTTTATGCTGCCCCACGGCCAGCGCCATTAATGCCTGATGAAATGGCTATTTCTGACGACATGAATCTTTATCAAAAAAGCTTTGCGCAAGGTCATAACGCCTGCCGCGCCGCCATGCTTCAGGCTGGCAACTCTCCGGTAATTCCGGATTGTTGGTGTCGCACTTGCCGCCCCGTAACAATGAGTGACATGCGATTCGTCGTTTGCCCTGACTGCGGAAACAAGCGTTGTCCGCATGCCAATGACCACAGGAATGCTTGCACTGGAAGTAACGAACCAGGACAGGAAGGTAGTGCATACCCAGCAGCACCACAGCAGGAGGTGAAGAATGTCTAAGCTAACTTTCGTAATTGAGTTTGAGGATGGCAAAGAGCCTCCTGTGCATGCTCATATGGAGGCGTTCGGCGGCAAGGTTGTTGCAGTGGCCTTCCGTGATGCACTACCGGTATTAAGCCGCCCGACCTGATCGCCACGGTGGCATGCAGCCGGTGTCACGATGAGATAGACAGGCGAACGCATCTGGTTGATGCGGAGTATGCGAAAGAGTGCGCCCTGGAAGGAATGGCGCGGACGCAGGTTATGTGGCTGAAAGAGGGGCTAGTGAAGATATGAACGAATATCGAATTAGCCTGGCGTGGCCTCCAAGCAATAACCGGTATTACAGGCACAACAGGGGGCGAACGCACATCAGCACCGAAGGTAAGGCGTACCGAGATCTGGTAGCGGAAGTCATCAAGGAAGAGATGCTCGACATTGGCGTGACTTGTCCACTGAAGGTTCGCATTGAATGCCACATGCCGGATCGCCGTCGTCGCGACCTGGACAACCTACAAAAAGCAGCATTCGACGCGCTGACTAAAGCCGGGTTCTGGATGGATGACGTTCAGGTGGTGGATTACCGGGTGGTGAAAATGCCGATCGTAAAAGGCGGTCGCCTTGAGCTGACGATTACTGAACTGGAGGACGCATGACATTCGAATCCTACTTTGCTGATCACCTTCGTCTGCGCTGGACTCAGTTACGCATCTATCGCCACCCAGGTTCATTTGCTACGGACTACCGAATTTTACGCAATTACATCAGCCGCTATAAACCATCAGGAGCAGAAGCATGAATCTCGAAAACACACTGAAATTCCATTTTGCGAAGTCAACGATGATTAGCGACGCTCCACGTGCAACAGCATCAGACTCATTATCTGGTACTGACATCATGGCGGCGATCGGAATGACACAGAGCCGGGCCGCTCTTGGGTTTAGTGCATTCCTCGGGAAGATGGATATCAGCGATTACGATCGAGAGCGAGCGATTGACCTGCTGACCAAATATGCAATTGAGCACTGCGATAAGGTTGCCGCCTTACGCAAGCTTGAGAGCGATGTTAAGCCAAAGGTAATGCAAGTTCTCGCAACTTTCGCCTTTGCTGATTACTCCCGGAGCGCCGCCAGCACCAGAACGTGCGACTGCTGCAATGGCAATAAGTTTGTCGAAGCTGAAGTGATGACAATGAAGCACATAGGACAGCCGAACCTTAGCGAAAAAAGAGAGACGGTTAAGGTGCTTTGCCACAAATGCAAAGGGAAGGGAGTTCTGACCAACGCATGCCAGTGCAATGGCAAAGGAACAGTGTTAGACAAAGAGAAAACTATTCTACAGCGTGGCGTCCCTGCATATAAAACCTGTTCACGCTGCAATGGCCGTGGTTATGCCAGATTGCTACCTGATAGCGTCCGTAGATACATCTGTGCGACGGTGATGGATATACCTGAAACCACGTGGCGCAGGTCTTATAAGGATTTCTTTGAAAGCCTGGTAGGAGAGTGTATCAAGCAGGAAGAGTACGCAAACCAGATGTTGAATAAAGTCACGCGGTAGTTAATATTTTCTATGAAATAGGATTTATCTAGAAAATTACACTTTACAAAGTGGCGATTTCTGTTTAATCTGAACTCAATGATGGAGTAGTGCATTCATTCGATGGCCCTGAGTTAATAGCTCGGGGTTTTTTTGTATCTGCACAACAGGTAATTGCATTGGGGTGACCGGTTAATCCCGTTACGCTAACCGAAACAGGCGCAGTGCAATTATCGTTGTGGTGAATTAAGCGAAAGCTCAACGCACTACCCTTATCTTGCCAGCATCGCTGCTGGCTTTTTAAAGCGCATTACCACCAAGAACCAGACCCAACCAACTCATTGCTGAATATCTGTGGCTACGGTGGCTTAGTGCGCTTCAAAAAATAAAACCCAGCACATGGCTGGGCTTCGTGAAGATGGGCGGCAAGAGACTGCTCTAACAGCCTCCTGCCTGATCTGCTCATGCTATTAGTCACGAACAAACCACGTTACCGAAAATGTATCCTGGATTTGTTCAATCGACCATCATCCCTATTCCTAATTTGAACAGATCCCCTTCTGGGGGTAAGACATGAAAATGCCCGAAAAACATGACCTGTTATCCGCCATCATGGCGGCCAAGGAACAAGGAATAGGGGCAATCCTTGCGTTTGCAATGGCGTACCTTCGCGGAAGATATAATGGCGGTGCGTTTACTAAGACAGTAATCGACGCAATGATGTGCGCCATTATCGCCTGGTTCGTTCGTGACCTCCTAGATTTCTTTGGCCAAACTAGCAACCTTGCTTACATAGCAAGTGTGTTCATCGGCTACATCGGCACTGACTCGATCGGTTCGCTAATCAAACGCTTCGCAGCCAAAAAAGCCGGAGTTGAAGATGGTGGAAACCAATAAACAGCGCAAAGCATTCTTAGACATGCTGGCGTGGTCAGAAGGTACAGACAAAAAAGGACAGCCTACAAACAACCGTGGATACGATGTGATTGTCGGTGGCTCGTTATTCACTGATTATTCAGAACACCCTCGCAAGCTGGTAACGCTGAATCCGAAACTCAAATCTACGGCAGCCGGTCGGTATCAGTTGCTGTCTCGTTGGTGGGATGCCTACCGCAAGCAGCTTGGCCTGAAAGATTTCTCTCCTGCAAGCCAGGACGCTGTCGCATTGCAGCAGATTAAAGAGCGCCGCGCTCTGGAGTTAATCGATGCCGGTGACATCCGTCAGGCCATCGATCGCTGCAGCAATATCTGGGCATCACTCCCCGGAGCAGGTTACGGTCAGTTTGAGCACAAAGCAGATAACCTTATCGCCAAATTCAAAGAGGCTGGCGGTACGGTAAATGAGCCAAAATCATGAGCAGGTTAACCGCAATTATCATTGCCGTTGTCGCCTGCATCATCGTGTCGCTTGGCTGGGCTGTTAATCACTACCGCGACAACGCCATTACCTACAAAGACCAGCGTGATAAAGCTACGTCAACCATTAATGACATGCGAAAGCGTCAGCGTGACGTAGCTGAGCTCGACGCCAAATACACGAAGGAGCTTTCTGATGCTAATGCGACTATCGAAAGTCTCCGTGCTGATGTTTCTGCTGGTCGTAAGCGCCTGCAAGTCGCCGCCACCTGTGCAAAGTCAACGACCGGAGCCAGCGGCATGGGCGATGGAGAAAGCCCAAGACTTACAGCAGATGCTGAACTCAATTATTACCGTCTCCGAAGTGGAATCGACAGGATAACCGCGCAGGTTAACTACCTGCAGGAGTACATCAACACGCAGTGCCTGAGGTAAGCGATGAGAAATCGAGAGCGTGAAATAACTCTGCTCTACGGAATATCACTCATACGCGATGACGTTCTCAATTATCCTGAGATAAAGCCAACGCTGGCTGACAGAATCATCACCTTCATTCACCACTTCTTCTACATCGCATCTGCGCTTGTTATAGCGGCGTCAGGATTCGCATTCTTCATCTGGTCATCGACATTTCTGTAAGTCGATGCAACACAACAACCGGAGCCAACAATGGCAGAGCTAAATACCATGACCGACGAACAGAAATTCAAGTTAGAAATTTACCGACTGCTATCTAAGAACAATTCGGCGGCAGAGGAAGCTTTTGCATTCATTGGTGCTGATCAGCTGAAACTGGAATTATTCAAGTTGCACTACAACGATGGCGGTGCAAATCCAGACTTCACGTCCCGAACCATTGAGGCTGTGCGCAAATCGAAAGAAGCGCTGGATCTGTTCACTACTGGAGCATGACCATGGCAAAGACGAAGTGGCCTAAACTTCCCCGGTTCTTCGTGCCATTGTTCCATAGCGCCAACGTATATCTATGTCGGTCAAAAGAAGAGTGGGATCAGGCTTGCATCCATCTTGGCGTTGATAGCGGTGGCAATGAAATGCTGGCCGGAGCAACGCAGTCCTATTGCAATACAGAAACTGGCGAGAATCTTTACTTGCTTGGTGTATTCAATGGTGATGCAGCCACACTGGTTCATGAGTGCGCTCACGTTGCATTCTATGTATGCCGTGATGTTGGCGTAACAACCTACCCAGGCGACGCAAACGAAACTTACTGCTACATGCTTGACCGCATGTTTAGCCACTTCCTGCCATCCATTCAGGAGCAACAAGATGCCGCTAAAGAAGGGTAAATACAAAAAGGTTATCGGTGAGAACATCGCAACCGAAATCAAGTCAGGAAAGAAACCTGACCAGGCTATCGCCATTGCTATGAGCAAGGCAGGCAAGAAAAAGAAAGGAAAGTGATTATGCAGAAACCGGACTGGGAAAGGATTGAGGTTGATTACCGGGCCGGTGTTCTTTCTGTAAGGGAAATTGCATCTAGCCAGGGAATATCTCATACCGCCATAAACAAGCGGGCAAAGGCCGAAGGATGGGAGCGCGATCTAAACGCAAAGATTAATGCCAAAGCTGATGCATTGGTTTCCAAGCGAGAGGTTTCCACGAAGGTTTCCACCGGAAACTCAATTTCAGAAAAGCAGATTGTCGAAGCTAATGCGGAGGTTATCGCTAATGTTCGCATGGAGCATCGAGGAGACATAAGAAAGGCCAGGTCGCTGACAAATGCGTTGCTGAATGAGCTTGATGCTGAATGCTCTGATGTTCCGGCTCTTGAGCAGCTTGGTGAGTTGCTGAGGCGAGAAGATGATAAGGGAATGGATAAGCTAAATGACCTCTACCACAAGATCATTAGTTTGCCTGGCAGGGTAAAAGCTATGAAGGATTTAGCTGATAGCCTGAAAAACCTTATCGCACTTGAACGACAAGCCTACGGTCTGGATAACCCAGATGCAGGTAAAAACACCCCACTCAAAGATAAAACCGACGACGAGCTAACGCGGCGCATTCAGGAGCTAATGAATGGAAAATCTGACGCGGGAGCAAAAGCTTGAGTTGGTTCAGCTTCTAGAAGAGCAAAAACGACGCCAGCACGTTTATAGATATCGCGATTACTATTCAACTCGTTATGACTGGCAAAAGAAATTTATTTCCCACACCGCAAATTTTTCACAGGTTGCGCTGATTGCCGCTAACCGAGTTGGTAAAACTGACACTGCAACATTCATTGATGCCATTCATGCTATTGGAGATTACCCAGATGACTGGGCAGGTCATAGATTTACGCACGCTCCGCTGATCTGGTGCCTTGGTTATTCTGGTGAAAAATGTCGTGACTTACTTCAAACACCTCTCATTGGGCGTAAGACCGATAAGGGATGGGAAGGTGGATTAATACCAGGTGAGCTTATCACTGGCACTGAAATCATGCAGGGAACTGCTAATGCCATGCGCTCTGTGTATGTGAAGCATAAATCAGGTGGCGTCTCCAAGATTCAGTTTTGGTCTTATTCGCAAGGGCAGCATGCCTTGATGGGTGATGCCGTCGACTGGTTCCACATCGACGAAGAGCCAAAAGATCCAACTATTTATCCCCAGGTGCTGACGCGAACCGCAACTGGTGACGCCGGTAATGGTGGGCGCGGCATCCTGACATTTACACCAGAGAACGGGCGTACAGAGCTGGTTATCCAGTTCATGGATTCGCCATCATCTGCCCAGCACTGCATGAACGTTGGCTGGGATGACGCGCCGCACCTGAGTGACCGCGTCAAAGAGGAATTGCTCGCGTCATTCCCGCCGCACCAGAGAGATATGCGCACCAAGGGCATACCAATGCTGGGGCATGGCAGGATTTATGATGCCAGCGAAGACCTGATCACCTGCGACCCGTTCCCAATCCCCGACCACTGGTTTGTTATCGACGGCATGGACTTCGGCTGGGATCACCCTCAGGCGCACGTCCAGTTAGCATGGGATAGAGACGAAGATAAGTTCTACCTGACTCGCGCATACAAGGCAAAACAGACATCGCCTGCTGAGGCGTGGTTTGCTACCAAGATGTGGGCCAATGGCATACCTACAGCGTGGCCGCACGATGGTCTGCAAACAGAGAAAGGTTCCGGACTACAGCAGAAATCGTATTACGAAGAGGCTGGCTTCGACATGCTTCCTGACCGCGCTACGTGGGAAGACGGCAGTAACTCAGTAGAAGCTGGCTTGTTCGAGCTGTACGACCTAATGCGCTCCGGACGACTGAAAGTATTTCGTGGGCTGCGTGACTGGTTCGAGGAATACAACTTTTACCACCGTGATGAGAAAGGACGCATCGTGAAGATCCGCGATGACCTCATGGACGCCACGCGCTACGCATACATGATGCGACGGTTCTCCATCCGTTACGGTGATGTAGGCAGGCCAAAAGAGAATGATTACTCAAATATTAATATTCCTTGTGGAGTTGGATGATGGCAGACGATAAAAAGATGGATGACTGGCATCGTAAGGCGCTATGCAACTTCGATAACGCCTACACCGCAACACAAGATATGCGCGAGCAGATCATCGAGGCTCAACGATTCGTCAGGGTTTCCGGGGCTCAATGGGAAGGAAGCACAAACGCAGGCTACTCGTTCGATGAAGGGCGCTTTGAGCATTACCCGCGATTCGAACTAAACAAGATTGCCCGTGAATGTGATCGCATCATTGGCGAATATCGCCAGAACCGCATCAGCGTCCGATTCCGGCCTAAAGATAGCCAGGCATCCGAGGCTCTGGCAGAGAAGATGAACGGCAAGTTCCGCGCCGACTATCAGGAAACGTCAGGCGGCGAGGCTTGCGATAACGCATTCGATGATGCGGTAACCGGCGGCTTCGGGTGCTGGCGCATGTGCGCTGACTACGAAGATGAGATGGATCCGAGCAACGAACAGCGACGCATTAGCCTTCTGCCAGTCTATGACCCGGCTACATGCGTTTTCTTCGACCAGGACAGCAAGCAATACGACCGCAGCGATGCAACGTGGGCAATGGAGATGTTTTCCATGACGCCTAAAGCGTTCGAAGCTGAATATCCTGATTCAATTGCTGCCAGCCTGAGTAAAGATGATTCAGGCACACAATACGACTGGTCTACACCTGACGCTATTTACGTAGGTCGTTACTACGAAGTGCGTACAGAGAAAGTGAAGATTAGCGCCTGGCGAAACCCGATCACCAACGCAACTGCCATTTATGACGAAGACCAGATAAAGGATATTGAGGACGAGCTAAAAGAAGGTTCGTTCGAAATGATTGGCGAGCGTGAGGTTAAGAAACGCCGCGTGTACTGCGGTTTGCTATCTGGCGCTGAATGGCTGGAAGAACCCAAGCGTATACCTGGTGAACACATCCCACTTATCCCTGTGTATGGACGTCGGGCCTTCGTTGATAACCAGGAACGTATCGAAGGGCATGCTGCCAAAGCTATGGATGCTCAGCGACTGGAAAACCTTATGGTTTCCATGATTGCTGATAACGCCACGCAGGCGGGTGGAGATGGCATCCCTATTGTCGATGTCGATTTTATCCCTGGACAGTTAGCTGACCACTGGGCGCAGAGAAACAAAAAGCGCCCAGCATTTCTTCCGATGGTAAGCCAGAAGGATAAGCAAGGCGCAGTAGTCGCTCAGGCGCAAGTAAGTGGATACACGCCACCAACTCAAATGCCACCGGCGCTGGCCGGACTCCTGCAATACACCGGCACAGCTATCCAGCAGATCACCGGCGCATCCCAGCTTGAGAATATGCCAAGCAATGTAGCCACAGAAACAGTTGATAGCATCTTTAACCGGATGGATACGCAGTCCTATATATACATGGACAACATGGCGAAATCCATGCGTCGGGCTGGCGTAGTGTGGCTTTCCATGGCGCGTGAGGTGTACGGCAGCGATACACCGATGCGTATCGTTAACGAAGATGGTACCGATGATGTTGCGCTGATGAATGGAGCGGTTATCGACCGTCAAACTGGTGAGGAGGTGGCGCTCAATGACCTATCGCAAGGAAACTATGAGGTTACGGTTGATGTAGGGCAATCATTTGCAACTCGACGTGATGCAACGGTTAAATCGCTTCTCAGCATGTTGGCATTGATTCCACCTGGCACTCCCAAGCACGACCTCGTTTCGTCGATGATTCTCGACAACATGGACGGAGAGGGCATCGACGACCTGAAAGAGTACAACCGCAATCAGTTGCTTCTTTCTGGCGTTATCAAGCCACGCACACCAGAAGAGAAGCAGATGGTTGCTCAGGCTAAGGCACAGCAGCAGAACCAACCTTCTCCTGACATGGTCAATGCGTTGGCAAATCAGGGATTAGCAGTCGCTGAGAACAAAAAGGCCGACAATCAGAGTATGTCATTGCAGATAGAAGCAGCAAAAGTGATAACTCAAGACAAACTCGCTGACGCGAAAATTGCTGAGATATTCAACAGCATGAATCTGGATCAGAGAAAAGAGTTTAGAGAGCTGATGGCGCAGCAAGGTGATAACGCTCGCGCAGATGCGGAATTGATACTTAAAAGCCAGGCGCAAGGACACACTCAGCGCATGGATCTAACAAGCCTCATGCAATCAGTTATTCAGAAGCAACAACCACAGCAGTAATCAAAACTATCTCGCCATGGCCGTCATTATGAGGCCGGGCATCCTATTGCCTCCGATGGGCATAACATCGAGTAAACAGGGGTATTTATGTACGGAACGGCAGAAGAAAACACACCTGAAGTTGAAGTCGACAACGACACGCCTGAGCAAATTCCAGATGATGTCGAAACTGAAAACGACACTGACAACGTCGAAGCTGATGACCATGAGAATGGTGAAGTTGAGACTGAAGAGGGTGACGATTCAGAGCAAGAATTCTATTTCGGTGATGAAAGGCTGGACTCGCCGACCAGCGAAGACGCGAAAGACCCGGCACTGGTTAAGCATCTGCGCAGTACGATTAAAGAGAAGGATCGTGAGCTTAAAGAGCTTCGCCGCCTCTCTACTCAACCCGCACAGCAACAGCCAATTATCTCTCAGCCACCCGTCATGCCAAAGCTTACAGACCCTGGCATTGACTACGACGAGGACCTGCTTCAGGAAAAGCTTGAGCAATGGGCTAAAGAGAATGACCAGTACAAAGAGCAGCAGCGTGTCATTAAACAGCAACAGGAACAATTCAATGAGCAGCATCGGCAAAAAGTAGCCAATTACCAGCAGCGAGCAAAGGCGCTGAAGGTAAAAGGTTTCGCTGAAGCTGAGCAAATTGTTATTGATGAAGTTCCTAAAGTTATTCAGGACGCAATTCTTCACGAGTCTGAAAAGCCAGAAATGGTTGTGCTTGCTCTTGGTCGTAATGCCGAACTTCGCAAACAACTGGCAGAGGCTACCAACCCCGTAGCTCTTGGTCGACTTCTCGAGCGTATCGAGTCAAAAGCCAAAACGATGCCTAAAGCAAAAACAAATGCCGCAACAACGCCAGAAGTAAAAGGCAGCAACGGCGCGGTGATCAACAACCTCGACAAACTGAAAGCCAAGGCACTGGAAACCGGTGACTGGACGCCGTATTTCGCCGCCAAAAAGGCAAAAAAATAACCTATCGGAGCATTAAGCATGGCTAACCAATTAGCAAAAGACCTAGAGATTATGTTTGAGCAGTACGTGGAAGGTTTCGAAGCCTCCTGTGTAGTGTCTCGCAACGCCAAGAAATTCCGCCCTGGCGATACTGAAATGCAACGTGCAGGAGATGTTCTTTACCGTCCGCAGCATTACCACATGAACGTTGAAGAAGGTCTCGACCTGACCGGTAAAACACCAACTGCATTAGTTCAGCGCCTGGTTCCTTCTGTGTTCAAAGAGCCTAAAAACATTCTGTACACTCTGGATGCTCGTGAAATGCGTGATCCGGAGCACAAGACAGAAGCAGGGCGTGCGGCTGGTCAGCGACTGGCGGCGCAGATTGATTCTGATCTGATTGCAATGGTCACTCAGCGTGCAACAAACGTTGTCGCGATGGCAAACTCAACTACCGGTACTCAGGGGCGTGATCTGTGGAATAGCGCGGCTGGCATTGATGCAATCATGACTGCTATCGGCGTTCCGCAGGGTATTAACCGCCGCTCATTCTGGAACCCCTTCAACTACAAAGATCTGGCAGGTGAGTTAGGGCATCGCGCATATACTCAAGGCGTATCTCTGACGGCATACGAAAAAGCCCAGATTCCTCCAGTTGCATCATTCGACAGCTACAAGACTGACATCTCTGGCCGTGTACCTAATGGAACTGCAACAGCGCTTACTCTGGCTGCCGCTCCTGCTCATAAGGTTCAGGCAAAAGATGCCAACGACATGCCGGTGGATAACCGTCAGGGCACTATCCAACTCTCTGCTGCCGGTCTTCAGGTTGGCGATGCGTTCACTATCGCTGGCGTTCACTCCGTACACCAGATCACCAAAGACACTACTGATCAGCTTCAGGTCTTCCGTGTACTGGCGGTGAGCGGGACTACTGCGACAATCTCTCCGCAGATTTTGCCGCCGGATAACGCTGACGTACCAAGCCGCCCGTACGCCAACGTTGATGCAAACGCAGCTAACGGCGCGGCACTGACACTGCTCAACCAGAACGCTGCCCCGGCTAACCTGTTCTGGGCTGATGGTTCTGTAGAGCTGATGTTCGGCAAGCTTGCATTCCCTACCGGTCAGGGTCCGCAGGTAATGACTGCAACAACCGAGCAGGGCGCTACACTGATCATGTCCTACGCATTCGACCACATCAAAGGCTCAACCACCTGTCGTTTCACGACTCTGTACGGTTGCTCTGTACTGGTTCCGGAGTACACAGGCATCGTTATCGCCGGTCAGTAACCAGCGACATGAATTAATCAGGGGCTTCGGCCCCTTTTTTAATGGGTATAAACATGTCAAAAACCATGCTTTACAAGCAGGGATCGATGATCACCTGCGGGCCGCACTCTCTTGATTACATCATTGTTGATGACAATGAAGTCAGTGAGCATCTTAAACTCGGATGGGTAAAGTCTCCTGATGAGACTGTCTCCAAGACGAAAAAGAACAAGGCGGCTCAAAATGGCGAAGACAAAGGGTGATTTAGTCCTCAAAGCGCTGAGAAAGGCCGGCCTTTATTCTAACTCCACATTGACAGATGCTGACCCGCAAGCAGTAGAAGATGCGATAAACGATCTGGAAGATATGATGGCAGCATGGCAGGTAAAAGGTATTGAACTTGGTTACCTGTTCTCCGATTCTGCAAACGATGTGATGCCATTGCCTGATGACGATTCAGGTATTCCATCCTGGGCGTATGACGGAGTGTCTCTAAAGCTCGCTGTTCAAGTCTGCATGGATAACGTCATTCAGCCATCCGATACACTTCTCTCAGCAGCAGACAGCGCATATCAAGCAATTTGCATTGCATTAACTACCATTCCTACGCTTGAACGTCGAAATGATATGCCTCGCGGATCCGGTAACAAATCAGCATTCACATGGAATCGCTTTTACATCGAACAAGACGATCCGAGTACATGAGGTGAGTAAATGCCGATTCAGCAATTACCTTTAATGAAAGGAGTCGGCAAAGACTTCCGCAACGCCGACTACATCGACTATTTGCCTGTCAACATGCTGGCTACTCCTAAAGAAGTGCTCAATAGTAACGGCTATCTTCGCTCCTTCCCCGGTGTAACGAAGCTATCAGACGTTGCCGGTACATCTCGCGGTGCAGAGTACAACACCTCTCAGAACGCCGTGTATCGCGTTATTGGTGGCAAGTTGTACCGGTCGGATTCTGCGGTGGGTGATGTTTCCGGTTCATCTCGCGTGTCGCTGGCCCACGGTCGCACATCCCAGGCTGTTTGTGTTAATGGCAATGTTGTTGAGTACCGATATGACGGAACCACAAAGACGATCGCCAACTGGCCTGTTGACTCTGGCTATACGCAGTACGAACTCGGTTCTGCGCGTGATGTAACCCGGCTGCGAGGGCGCTATGCCTGGGCGAAGGATAACTCAGATTCATGGTTTATTACAGACCTTGAAGATGAATCGCATCCTGACCGTTACAGTGCTGAGTATCGCGCTGAATCACAGCCTGACGGCATTATCGGCATCGGTACATGGCGAGACTTTATCGTCTGCTTTGGGTCATCAACCATTGAGTTTTTCACGCTGACAGGCACATCGACAGTCGGCGCGGCGCTCTACGTTGCTAACCCTGCGTACATGGTGCCAAAAGGTATCGCCGGTACGTTCTGCAAATGCGTATTCATGGATGCGTATGCCATCGTCAGCAACCCAGCAACAGGTGCGCCGTCGGTGTATATCATCGATTCAGGCCGCGCAACTCCGATCGCCACAGCAAGCATTGAAAAGATTCTTCGCGAATACACCGCAGATGAGTTGTCAACATCCGTTATGGAATCTCTGCGCTTCGACTCTCACGAGTTGCTGATGATTCACTTACCGCGCCACGTTCTGGCATATGACGGAACCGCATCGAAGAACGGGCCACAGTGGTGCATCCTGAAAACCGGACTATATGACGACGTCTACCGCGCTATCGATTTTATGTACGAAGGAAACACGATCACCTGCGGTGACAAACTGGAAGCAGTGAAGGGCGCTCTTCAGTTCGATATATCCAGCCAGTACGAAAAGCAGCAGGAGCACCTGTTATTCACGCCGCTTTTCAAGGCTGATAATGCCCGAGTATTCGATTTCGAAGTCGAATCATCAACCGGAGTTGCCCAATACGCTGACCGGTTATTCCTTTCAGCCACTACTGACGGCATCAACTATGGCCGCGAGCAGATGATTGAGCAGAACGCGCCATTCGTGTACGACAAGCGCGTCATCTGGAAGCGTGTCGGGCGTATTCGTAAAAACGTCGGATTCAAAATCAGGGTTATCACCAAGTCACCTGTCACGTTATCAGGTGCACAGATAAGGATTGAGTGATGGCCGACCCGTCTTTGAACCAACCGGTAATCCTTCGAGCGATAAACATCAATGCTGCGTCAATACCGATCGGGTGGAGTCCGGCATACACGCAATATATTTTGTCTCAGGCTGCTGACTTTACTAGTGTTGCAGACAAGGCTAACGAAGCCGGAAAAGGAGCATACGACGCTCAAGTTAAGAATGATGAGCAGGACTTAACACTTGCCGATCACGAGGGAAGAATTACCGCCAACACCCAGGCTATTCAGTTACTCGATGTTCGACTGACAACGGCAGAGGGAAAGATTGATGTACTGCGAAATGATGTTGACTACCTTCTTGATAAGGTGATCGACATTGAATCGGAGCTGGCTGACCACGAGACGCGAATCACAGCTAACGAGGCTGAGTTAGCGGACCACGAAACGCGCATTGATGCTCTTGAGTACGCCACCACACGGAAGAAATCTGAGGTACTTTACACCGGCATATCGCAGGTTATCCCGACGACGGCGACAAACCTGATCACGATGCTCAAGGCGTTAACTCCATCATCAGGAACATTGCTCCCGTTCTTCAACACAACCACGGATAAGCTGACCGTTTTCAACGAGAACAAGACGCTGAATTTCAAGTTGTCGATGATCGGTAGTTACCCGGGTGGCACGACAAACCGGTCGATGCAGCTAACCTTCTCCGGAGCAGTTCCAGATACGCTTGTAGCCAGCCGTAACGCAGCAACGGCTACTGACAACATTCTCTTAGCAACGTTCTTCAGCGTCGATCAGGGCGGTTTCCTTGCCACCAATGGCAGCACCATCACCATTCAGGCAAACGGCGCGGCATTCACTGCCACAACCATCAAAATTATCGCGGAGCAATGATGATTACATTCAAGCCAACGCGAGATGCCGATTTGGTTGAGGCAGTCGGCAATCATCCTGACATCATCGATGGAAGCAATAACGGTGACGGATACGACTACAAACCTGACACGAAATACTTCGAAGTCCACGTGCATGGTGAGTTCGGCGGAATAGTCTATTACCACGAAACGCAGCCGTTAACATTCGACTGTCACGCGATGTATCTGCCACATGCCAGAGGATTCAGCAAAGACATTGGCCTGGCATTCTGGCGGCATATCATTGCCACGACTAACTTCGCCTGCGTCATCTCCTATGCGGCTCGTAAGTTCCGTCACGGTCAGATTTACTGCGCGATGATTGGCATGACTCGAGTAGGAACCATCAAGAAATACTTCAAAGGCGTGGATGATGTGACCTTTTACAGCGCCACCCGCGAAGAACTAATCGACTTCCTCCAGAAACACTCCAGGAGCTAACCATGAGCAATATTTTTGCACTGGGCAGGAAACTGCGCGGTGAGGAACCTCTTTGGCCTGAAAAAGGTGGAAAGGGTGGTTCATCCAGTAGCGGACAGAAGGAAGCAGCGCAGGCAACAAAATACGCAGCTGACCTTCAGAACGAACAATTCAACAGAGTAATGGAGCAATTAGCACCATACGCGGCAGCCGGGCTGCCAGCTCTCCAGCAAATCCAGCAATTATCCACACTGGAAGGTCAGGGTAATGCGCTGAATGATTACTACGGGTCAAATCAATTCAAAAATCAGGCAGACCAATTAAGATATCAGGCGCTAAATTCAGCTGAGGCTACAGGCGGGTTAGGTTCTACCGCAACAACTAATTCACTGGCTGCAATAGCGCCAACGCTTGGGCAGAACTGGCTTTCCGGCCAGATGCAGAATTACGGAAACCTGTTAAATGTCGGTCAGTCTGCGGCTGCGGGTCAGGCATCTGCAGGTCAGAACTATGCCAACAACGCCGGGAACCTTGCGCAGCAGATGGCAGCTATCCGCTCTCAGGGTTCTGGTCAATCCACGCTGGGAAGCGCCATTAGCGGCGGAACGAGCGGTGCGCTTGCAGGTGCTGGTATTGCAAGCCTGTTAGGTACTTCTACGCCATGGGGTGCTGGTATAGGTGCTGGTATCGGATTGCTTGGCTCACTCTTCTAAGGAGTTATCGTGGCTACATTTCAACTCGCTGGTCTGCCATCAATGCAGGTGGCAAACCAAAACGCGCCCGGGCAGCCATCACTATCAAGCTACGACTTTAGCCAGCGTCCAAATATAGGCGTTCAACTCGCTCAAGGTATTGGTGCGGTAGGTCAGGCCATCGGTCAGGGTGAGGCGGCTAAGCGCTTATCAGAATTCCAGCAGGCATTCGGTCAGGCTTATGCAGCAGGTGATCGTGATGCATTGCGTCAACTGGCAGCCACGAATCCAGACCAGATTGAAACAATCCGTCAGGGAATGGGTTTTGTTGATGCTGATCGGAATCAGGCAATGGGCGACATGTCGGCACGATTGAACATAGCTGCCGCTCAGGGGCCAGATGCGGTAATGAGAGAGCTTGCAACTCACCAGAATACGCTACAGCAAATCGGAGTATCTCCTGAGCAGGCATGGCAGACATATCAGCAAAGCCCTGAAGGATTCTCTCAGCTAACAGACCTGATCGGGATGCATGCGGTTGGTCCTGAAAAGTATTTCGATATTCAGGATAAAGTAGCAGGTCGCGACATTGACCGCGGCAAACTTGCTGAAACAATCCGCAGCAACCAGGCTGGAGAAGCTCTTCAACAACGTGGGCAAGATATCACCGTTCGCGGGCAAAACATCAGTGCGCAGAACGCCGCGCTATCGCGTGAAATTCAGCGGGCTGAATTACAGGATAAGGTTCTCGATCGTCAAATCGCCAGAGAGACTAACCAGATAAAACTTGATGAACTTAAGCAGAAGCAGGCTGATGTTCGTCAGAAGGCTGAAATAGCAAAAGCCGACAGACAAGCGGCGGCACAGGGAGCGGTTGATACGTTCAGTACGGCTCTTGACTCCCTTGGTGAGATTGAGAAAAGCCAGGGTTTGTCGAAGGCGGTAGGTGTCCGCTCTGCTTTCCCAACAGTACCAGGATCTGATGCTGCAAACTTCGAGGCCCGTCTTGATACATTCAAGGCGCAGACGTTCTTGCCTATGGTGGCGAGCTTAAAAGGCATGGGCGCATTGTCTGATGCTGAAGGTAAAAAACTATCTGATGCTGTTGGCGCCCTGAGTCCAAAGATGAGCGAAGACGCGTTTAGGTCTTCAATAGGTAAAATTCGTACTCAGTTAGAAAGTAAGCTGGGGACTGTGAAGAAGCAGTTTGATTACCAGGAGCCGGTAGCACCGGCAGCGCAACAACCACAACAGCAAAATGGCTACCAGTCTCTATGGGGTGATTAATGGCTAAGGCATGGAAAGACGTTATTGCCTCTCAGCAGTACCAGGCATTAGCACCAGAGCAGAAAGCACAGGCGCAGGAGCAATACTTCAATGAAGTTGTAGCACCGCAAGCCGGAAACGACGCAGAGCAGGCTAAACAGGCTTTCTATGCTGCTTATCCGCCTCCAACGACTCAACAACCAGCACAACAGCAACAGGAATCAGCACAACCACAGCAACAAGGTGGATTCATGTCCGATCTTGGAAATGCTGCTGCAGAAACAGGGCGTGGGTTGTTACAGGCTGGCGTTAATCTGGCGAACATCCCTGCTTCAATGGCTGACGCTGTCGCCAGCGCTGGGGCATGGGCTGGCCAGAAGCTTGGCATTGGTGACGGAACATACCAGCCAGCACCGCGAGTCACAACACAAGGACTTGAGAAGGATTTTGGCTTGCAACAAGGTGCGCTTACCCCCCAGACGACAGAAGGTAAAATCTTCTCTGAAGCTCTGCCATATTTGACGCCTGTTGGTGCAGAGAGAATTGCAGCGCAAGCACCATCTATTGCCGGCCGTGTTGCGCAGGGTGCATCAAGATTGCTTGCTGAAAACGCCGTTGGTTCATTGGCAGCAAATAGTGAGCGTGATAACCCGGAATCACTGGCAACAGACTTAGGTACCGGTGTCGTATTGGGTGGGGCGATTAACCAGTTAGGTCGTGCAGCCGGTGCTGCTTATCGTGGAATCCGCGGGACGATCGCACCAGAAGCGCAACAGGCTATTCAGTTCGCTAACGCTGCTGATGTTCCTTTGCACACCACTGACGTTTTGCAGCCAAATTCCCGCGTCGGTCGCATGGCTCAGACTACCGCTGAAAACATCCCATTTGCTGGAACAAGCACTATGCGAGCTAACCAGCAAGAGGCGCGTAGCCAGCTGGTAAATGAGTATGCCTCTCGATTTGGCGAATACGACCCTTCGATAGTGGTTGGAAGTCTAAAGGCTAAAGCAACTGGCATCAGGCAGGCGGCAGGAAATCGCATTCAGCAGGTAGAAAATAAAATTGGAAGAATGAACGTGCAGCCTAGCAGAGCTATACAGCAAATTGATGATGAATTAGCCAATATGCAACGGCTTGGCGGCGTTTCAGATGCAGAGACAATTTCTAAGCTGCAGGCATACAGAAATGAGCTTGATAGTGGGAATGTCGACTTCAAGCTACTAAGGGATTTACGAACTCAATTTAGGCAAGATGTAAAAGGTGAGAGGGTTAATTTCCCAAATCGTTCAGAGGCTGCTGTTAACAGGGTATACGGAGCATTAACCCAAGATATGCATCAGGCGGTTGGATCATCACTTGGTAATGACACCGTTTCACGATTGAAGCAAGCAGATGCAATCTGGGCAAACGAAGCCGATAAGTTGAAAAACACAAGGCTAAAAAGCGTATTACAGAAAGGTGACCTTACGCCTGAGGTTGTAAATAACCTGCTTTATAGCAACAAAAAATCTGAGATTCAAAACCTATACCGTTCTGTTGGTCAAACAGGTCGTGCCCAAATGCGTAACGGCATCATCGGTAAGGCAATGGAGAAATCAGGCGGTTCTCCAGACCAATTCCTGCGCCAGGTAAATCTGATGTCTAACCAGACAGGAATCGCCTTTAAAGGACGCGATGCTGCATATCTGAAAGGGCTGAAGAACTATCTTGAGTCAACCAAGCGGGCAGGGCAAGCCGGGGTAACAACGCCAACAGGTCAGCAGACAATCCCATTCATCTTAGGGATTGGATCGGCAACTAACCCTGCGCTAGTTGGGGCAGGTGCTGGTTATGGATTGCTGGCGAGAATGTATGAGAGTGAACCGGCACGAAACGCAATGCTTCGCCTGGCTAACACTCCACGTGGTTCTACTGCATTTGAGAAAGCGTTAGCTGAAGTTGAGCAGGCTGTTAACTCTGTTGCTCAGGGCGCTAAATCTGACGCATTAAGCGAATAACAACTTACCGACGACAATTCCGCATAGTAACAACGCAAAGTTAAGCAAGTCACGTTCCATAAATCCCCCTGATTTTTAACTCATTATAAACCAAATATATAGCAACGCTGCGCAAGTATTAGCTTGTGCGGCTTTGCTGCGCCTGGAGCACAGTAATGTCAGATATCACTGCCAACGTTGTAGTTAGCATGCCTTCACAGCTATTCACTTTGGCTCGCTCATTCAAAGCGGCCGCCAATGGGAAAATCTATATTGGTCAGATTGATACTGACCCAGTTAATCCAGCAAATCAGATCCCGGTTTATCTTGAAAACGAAGATGGAAGTCACGTTCAGGTCGCTCAGCCAATCGTAATAAACGCTGGCGGATATCCTGTTTACAACGGACAGATTGCGAAGTTCGTAACCGTACAGGGCCATTCTATGGCTGTGTATGACGCGTATGGTGCGCAGCAGTTCTATTTCCCAAACATTCTGAAGTACGATCCAGACCAGTTCAGTCTGCGAATGGAGAATGTTGCAGATATTCATGAGTTGATGAGTGAGCCAACAGGAAACCATACGCTGAATGTGATCGGCTATGTTCCTGGCACTAACTTTGGCGGTGGTCAATTCTACTGGGACGCCAGCAAGCCAAAATCTCAGCATAACGGTATCACCATATTCAGCCCTACAGTGCCGTGGGATGGTTCATATGCTGGTCTTGCTGCGTTTCTTGCTGGAACTGGAGAAACTGACGCTAGCGGTAATGGGTGCTGGATTCGTTCGAATTGCGTGCTCGATGGCATACATACAGTTTGGGCGGGACATGATATTACCGGAGTTCACGATTCAACGGCATCGGTTAACGCCTGCACCTCAAAATTTGGTGGTGTTAGACCAATACGTATTAGCGGCGGTGAGATAAAGTTGAATTACCAAATCAGCCAACAATATCATGATTCTGCAGGTGTTATACGTAAAACAGCAATTGTAATTAATGGGAAAAACAATTTATTTGTTTACGCAGATAATGACGTAAATATAAATACAGATGGAAATGGTGAGGCTGAGCGCGTTTGCTTTGGGTTGTTCAACTGCAAAAACTTTAAATTTAATGGTATTAAGTTAAACCAGTCATGCACAAACTTTTCAACTGGACCTTCAGATACCACGTTTACCCCTCAAGAGAATTGGTTTGGTTTCGCACTTGAGGGGAGTAGTGGATCTATTAATGATATTGACGCATTGGCTGCCAGAATCTTTGTAATGGCTGATACTGATGGTGCTGGTGCTATACCAAATGAGGATATAACACTTAACAATGTAAGGGTTGATCTGGTAACAAATTATACATTTTTCACTAAAAATCTTAACGGAATTGCTAAGATGATTGACTGCCAAACGTATAGAACAGGCAGGAAATGGCATACTTTCGGTGAAGATTTTGCGTGTTCAATTAGAACAAAATATTTAATCGCAGAAAGAAATCACTTTATAAACCCGATAAGCATTCAATCAAGAATTACACCTTGGGGTGTGACCGATGGCGCATTGATCTCTCATAACGTCAAAATTGGGCAAGGAATATTTGTTGAGATTGGCGGTGAATCTAACGGCGTTGCTGCGCAGAACGTTGTCATTGATAGCAATATAAGCATTGGTGATCAGAACGAGGATGGAACATTTTCATCTCATGTTCTGATTATCTGGAATGGTAGTAACGACTACTCAACATCATTCAATGGAATTAAAATAACAAAAAATACTTTCAAGGGTGGTGGTTATGCCATAAATGATTATGCTGAAACTCAGATGTCTGCATATTGTTATGGTCTTGTTATTGAAAATAATCAGTTTGAAAGAACTGATGCCGTAAAAGTAACAATGCCTACATGGAGAAAGTCTATATACCGAGGAAATAAATCATATTTTGTTCTTGGTAATACAGGTTGTGAAATAGGTGGTTTTGCTCCAATTATTTCGGACAACAATTTCGATTCAACATATCTAGTTTCTACTTCAGGAGTTCGTATAGATGAATCAGTAATTGAAAACAATCTGTTTAGTAACACTTTAAACTCACCAATAAATCAACTTATTGACTGGCCTCGCTTTGCTGGAATGACATATAGAGGAAACAGATATACGTTTTCAATCAAGAAATTTAGAGATAACGCAGATATGGTTTCCTGTGGTTGGCGTTTTGCTGATGCATCCGCAGGAATAGGCACTGCTCCTACTACAACATACCCTGGAAAAGTGTTGGTAAACATAGGTGATATGATTCACAACGCCGGTACTCCTGCATCAGGAACTAACTGGGCATGGTATGGTCTTGGTAATGGGACTTATGGAAATCTGAACATAGCGTAAAATAAAGGCCTCTTTTGAGGCCTTAATATTATGATCCTAAATCAACCCGTCTTTGCATAGAGTTTATGTTGTAAATTCCAAATTCAATTGATTTCAAACCTTCTAAACTAATAGGTTCTTTCCATTGTGTGCTAACACATGTTTTCTCGTTTTTATGTATTGAATAAGGAACGAAAAAATTTCTATTAATAACAGAACCATCTTTGTTGTGAATAAGTAGATAGTACCACTCATTTCTTTTGAGATTAGGTGATATGACATTTGAAATGCAAGCATAAAAATATCTATCACCGTAATGAGCATCACTTACCATATTGTTTTTAAATACATATGGATTCATCTTATTATTCACGTCATCGTATAATGTATTCTCAAAAGATATAACTGTGGTTGAGTTAATGTTATATATTGAAAAAATGTTATTTGCAAATATCGGCTTTGATTTTTTAATTTCATCTCGATATTTGTTTTGTTCTTGAGTGTCAGGGTATTCGACATTGTCAAGACCAGCATGCATAATCATGAATCGGCCACCGTCATAACCATTTATAAAGTGCTGCGGTGATAATATTGTAATTAATGGATATGATAATGAGTTAACGTATGACAATGGAGACTGGCGGAGCTGGCCAAGAATAACAATTTTATGATTAGTAGAAAGATAATTATTATCAATAATATTTATAATTCTCTGGGATGTTGTTTTTTGAAACTCAACATCAGATCTAACCGCATTGATTGTTGCGTTAATCATGCCAAATAGATAGAGCATGAAAATAAACTGCGCAGCGATAGTTATCTTTTTATTCCCATTCAACATTACTGGTATGTAACATATAAAGAAAATACACGCACCAACACCAATGTAAATTCTAGGGTAGAAAATTGGTTTTTCACCAAAAATAGCTATGCCAGGTACTGCAATAGATAAAGCAACTAATGCCAGAATAAGTCCAATTATAGGTGATGATTTCTTTCTTGTTATAGAATGATTTACAACACAAAAAATGGAATAACATATTATAGGGGTTGCAGCTATTAAGAATCCAGGGCTTAACATTAATGTTATGTTATGCATAGAAGTTGATATATTTGCCATTAACTGCGACATACCTTCTACGCTTAGTGATATAGGTTGATTAAATTCTTTAAAATAATCGTTAATTACAAAAAAACCAAGTATTAGCTTAGAATAAATAACATAAGCCACAACTAACTGCATTATTCTGATAGCGCATTTTTTAATTGTTGACTTCGCATCATTAAAACAACTATTTCTAAAAAGCTCTATCCCGGCAAAAGCAATAAAAATACTAATTGCTGCTTGATATAAACCGAATGAAACAATAACCGCCAAAGTGCCAAAAGCTATGTTTATTTTCTTGTCTAATATTATAGTGTATGGAAAAATACATGCTGATATAGCAAGCATCATAAATGATGAATCATACCTAAATAATAAATTAGATATGAATAATGGCGACATTATAATCATTGTGTACGCAAAACAATATGCATATGAATTGTTTGCACCATATGAATCACCAAGTTTTTTCCCGATGTATGCAAAAATAAATATTGATATTATTAGTGCAACCGGGAACATATCAGGCATCGTCTGACCAAAAGTCAAAATCTGGTAGAAAATATTAGCAAAAGGCCTTCCATCAGAGTTCCATGAGCTATAGCCTGAATAGGCCCTAAAAAGATCATCATAATAATATGATGTTCCAAAAATAATTGGCAAACAATATACAATTGCTAATGTTGATATTATAATCAAATTACTTTTTTTCACAGTTATTTCCCTTGAGAAGATATCTTGGTCTGTTTTTTGACTCAATATATATTCTGCCTATGTACTCTCCCAGAACACCGATTCCTATAAGCTGCACTCCACCTAAAAAAAGTATAGACACAAGAATTGACGGATATCCAGGAACATCATTTCCAAATATTAGCTTATCTAAAATCATCCATGCTCCATAAATGAATGACAGGCTAGCAACAAGCATACCAATATATGTCCAAATTCTAAGCGGGAAGGTTGAAAAACTAGTAATTCCTTCTAGAGCCAGATTCCAAAGTTTCCAACCATTAAATTTGGAGTCTCCAGCAACACGCTCTGCTCTGGCATACTCAACAACATCAGTTTTCCCGCCAACCCATGATAAAATTCCTTTCATAAACAGATTTCTTTCAGGCATTTGCTTTATGTTTTCAACAATGCCGCGTGACATAAGTCGAAAATCACCTACATTTTCCTCTATCTTGGGGTTGCTTATTTTGTTATGAAGCTTATAGAACCATTCAGCTGATTTACGTTTAAGTCGGCTATCTGTTGAGCGGTCAGATCTCTTAGCCAACACCATGTCTGAACCTGACTGCCACTTTTCAATCAAGCGCGGAATAACATCGATAGGATCCTGAAGGTCTACATCAATAGGTATTACAGCATCCCCAGTTGCATGATCGAGTCCGGCGAACAGCGCAGGCTCTTTTCCAAAGTTACGGGTGAATGACAGTGGCACTACAAGTGGGTCAGATACTGCCAGTGCATTAATTAATACCTCAGTTGAATCCTTGCTTCCATCGTTGATGAAAACTATCTCAACATCATATGGTTTAAGCTCTTCAAATTCTCGAACAGTTTTATAAAAAATTGGTATGGTGGCTTCTTCATTGAAGACCGGAACAACCAACGAGATTTTCATTTTGTATCCCTAAAAACAATGAATTTTGAATAGATAAACCCTGCTACCAGGCTGAATCCAGAAAATGCAATCAGTGTGATTAGTGCTGGTGCGTGAAGGCGGTCTGCAATGTAGCCGGTAAGTGCTGCCATGATCCCCATAAAGATGACAAACGCTACGTATCGGCCAGTTGTGGCTTTGGACTTAAATGTCCATTTGGCATTAACAAAAAAGCTGAACGTGACCGCAACGCAGAACGCGACAAGATTAGATATCGCTTGGTTCATGCCCATCAAACTGAATAGCGCGGTGAAGCACAACCAATGAATTGCTGTGTTCAGCACACCAACGGAGAAATATCGACTAAATAGCTTTAACATTATAAAAATCAGTGAATTCTTAAAGCCGAGAAGTTTAGCATCTGTAAATGGATCGATCGATACCTGATGTTGAGTGGGGTGGTACAAAAACTGGCCACAAATAGCTTTTCACCGGCTTGCAAGGCTTTGTGCTGCTCTCACTTAATCGACCGCATCCATTGTTGCAAGCCAATTTGAATCAATGTGAAACAGAGTGGTGCAATCACCACTTTTTTAGTGTTACCATCATTTTACCTGGTGAGGAACTGAGGATGTCGGTTTTTCATTTGTGTACCAGATTGTGTACCAATTTAGCGATTGTTGGTTAGATGGTTGCACAACTTACTGTAAACAAATAAATTTTCTCTTTGTATGTGATCTTACGTGTGGGTCACCACTGCAAATAAGGATATAACATGCCTGTTATTACTCTTCCTGATGGCAGCCAACGCCATTACGACCACGCTGTAAGCCCCATGGATGTTGCGCTGGACATCGGTCCAGGCCTGGCGAAAGCCACTATTGCTGGCCGTGTTGACGGTGAGCTGGTAGATGCTTCCGATCTGATTGAGCATGATGCGAAGCTCTCCATCATCACCGCGAAGGATGAAGAAGGTCTGGAGATCATTCGTCACTCCTGTGCGCACCTGTTAGGGCACGCGATCAAACAACTCTGGCCGCACACCAAAATGGCGATCGGACCGGTTGTTGATAACGGTTTTTACTACGATATCGATCTTGACCGTACGTTAACCCAGGAAGACGTCGACGCGCTTGAGAAGCGGATGCACGAGCTCGCTGAGAAAAACTACGATGTCATTAAGAAGAAAGTCAGCTGGTACGAAGCGCGTGAAACCTTCGTGAAGCGTGGCGAGACCTATAAAGTCTCCATTCTTGATGAAAACATTGCCCATGATGACAAGCCTGGCTTGTACCATCATGAAGAATATGTCGATATGTGCCGTGGCCCGCACGTGCCGAATATGCGTTTCTGCCATCACTTCAAACTGATGAAGACCGCTGGGGCATACTGGCGTGGCGACAGCAATAACAAGATGCTGCAGCGTATTTATGGTACTGCATGGGCAGATAAAAAAGCCCTGAATGCCTACCTGCAACGTCTGGAAGAAGCGGCCAAACGCGACCACCGTAAAATCGGCAAGCAGCTTGACCTGTATCACATGCAGGAAGAAGCGCCGGGTATGGTGTTCTGGCACAACGATGGCTGGACTATCTTCCGTGAACTGGAAGTCTTTGTTCGCTCAAAACTGAAAGAATACCAGTATCAGGAAGTGAAAGGTCCGTTCATGATGGACCGCGTGCTGTGGGAAAAAACAGGTCACTGGGACAACTACAAAGATGCGATGTTCACCACCTCTTCTGAGAACCGTGAATACTGCATTAAGCCAATGAACTGCCCTGGCCACGTACAGATCTTTAATCAGGGTCTGAAATCCTATCGCGATCTGCCGCTGCGTATGGCTGAGTTTGGTAGCTGCCACCGTAATGAACCGTCAGGTGCGCTGCATGGACTGATGCGTGTTCGTGGCTTCACTCAAGATGATGCGCATATCTTCTGTACTGAAGAGCAGATTCGTGATGAAGTTAACGCGTGCATTCGTATGGTTTACGATATGTACAGCACCTTTGGCTTCGAGAAAATCGTCGTCAAACTGTCCACTCGCCCCGAAAAACGTATCGGTAGCGATGAAATGTGGGACCGTGCTGAAGCTGACCTGGCCGTTGCGCTGGAAGAAAACAACATCCCGTTTGAGTTCCAACTGGGTGAGGGCGCGTTCTACGGTCCGAAAATTGAATTTACCCTGTATGACTGCCTCGATCGTGCATGGCAGTGCGGTA